TGGGCCGGTAGCCACAAGTCCTTTGTCATTTTCGTGTCCGGCTGGTCTTAGCTTAGACAGGTGGATTGCACAGCCTGCACCATATCGTAGTGCATGACTTGCGAACCTCCAGCTAGCTTCGATGCCGTTTGGACCTTCCATGCTGTCTTCAACAACGAAGGTCGTGCATGATACAGGTAGTCTTGAATGAGGATCGTCGATCCAAGACTGTACCCGTCCAGTGCGGGAGATTAGTTCTGGCATTTTAAATAATAATACTGTTTTCTATTAAATCTTTAAGTGCATTTGTTAATGCGAAGTTTTGTCTTTGTAAAGCAAGGAAGACAGTCACAACGTCCTCCTTCTTATCATAATGTTTACGTAAGTTATCTTCAATCACTCTCATCTTGAACTGTTGCTCCATTGTTAATAGCAAAGGCTTCTTGGGGCGTCCAGAGTTTGGGTGTTTGTTCTTTGGTATCATAGTCATCTATGGTAAGTATTCTGGCTAGCCTTGCATTCAAAAGGGCGTCGTCTTCGGTCAGTCCTTTATCTGTAAATGCTTTCACAACTGTTGACCAGTTGTAGCCTTCTTTATTGAACAGTGTTTCTGCTCTCTTGACTCCGATGCCGGGTACTCCACTGTAGCCATCAGTCTGATCGCCAGCTAGTGTTTGTATTAAGTGCCACTTAGCACCCTCTTCAGCGGTGATATCTTTAGAGGTGTCGAGGTCATATAGTTTACCGGGTATCTGTCTCATATCTTTATCAGGTGAGACAATAACATTGCCGGGGTGAGCTGTAGCGTAGATACCCATAGCATCGTCAGCTTCTAACTCTTTCATAATTATAACGTTGTACTGTATCTTTAGGTTAGATATTACACGTTTGTAACCACAGGGCTTCTTTCTATTTCGATGACCTTTGTAATCTGGGGAAATTTTTTTCCTAAAATTTTTGGTGTCTGAAAAGAAGAGTATTGGTTCGGCAAATCCGCCAAAATGAGAGGTTATCTTGCTAATCTCGTTTGTAACTGCCTTGTAGGCATCACTAAAGTTAGATGTCACAAATATAACGTCTTCCCCGTAGTCTATCTCTGTTTCACAGGCTGCACAGCATTTATATACTATGAAGTCTGCATCTATTAGTATGTTCATGGTGGTTTAGTGTACGTCAGCCCAAGTACTACCTATCTTAGCTTCTGCTGCGATAGGGCATCTTAGGTGGTAATATTCGCCTGCCATTTTGGCTGCAAGCTCTAGCCATTGTGCAAGTTGTTCACAATCACGCCTATAACATTCATAGTTTAGTTCGTCATGTATGAACGACAGCTGGTGACCGTCAGGTGGTAGGCACTCGTTTATGGTGACCATCCATCTCTTGGCGATCGTCGCTGCTGATCCCTGTAGGAGGTAATTGAGAAACTTATGCCCTTTGTCAACGCCGATACGACGACCGTCGATGGCGTTTGCATAACCTCTCTGACTACACTTCTGACAAGCCTGTAGCAGCTCCGCAAGACCCGGAATGGCATCAACATAAGCCTTACGTATATCCGCTCCCTTTCGTGCAGCGGCTTCTTCGGGTAGTAACTTATCAAAACTCCTCCCTAATTTAATGTTTCCGGCACCGTAAAGGAAGGCGTAGGTGACAGTTTTAACTTGTCTTCTAGTGATTCCAATTCTTTCGGCATTGGTTTGGTGTATATCTCCTGTTGTAAGGATTCTAGCATAACGTCCTTTATCGTATCTGGCGAGGTAGTGGGCGAGCATCCTGAGCTCAATGCCACTAAGATCGGCAGAGACCAGAACTTTAGTAGGTGTAGCTTGAAATAGTTTTCTAAATCTTTCATCTGATGGTACTTGTGCGAGGTTTGGTTTTCTGTGTGCACATCGGAATGTGTTTGTTGCAACAGAACAGTGGTGGTGTATACGATTACAAGTCGTAGATAGCTTCTGCCATGCGTTCACGCCTTCCGAGATCATCCCCAATTTCTTGGTAATATCTAGACATTTCAGAAACAAGAGGCTCGTCTCCGACCCAATATCTTTCAATACTGTCTCGTCTACGACTGGCTTGCCTGTGGCTGTGAGCTTTGTGGGTATCCAGTTCTCGTGTGTCTTCAGAATCCATGCTATGTGGTCTCGTGAGGTGGGGTTAAGTTGTTTAAGTTTTGTAAATGAGCATCCTTGTATGTACCCTTGTGTCCTGTTATTTCGCTTAGGTGTAAACAACGCTCCGCTAACGAAGCCGTATTTTTTGCGTAGTAAGCCTGTAGCTTCTTCCAGTTCTCCTCTGAGAGCTGACTCAAGCTCGTATGCTTCTCGCTCGTTGAAATACCATCCATGTTCTTCTTGTTGTTGTAGTATTTGTGCGACCTGATGTTCTAGTTGGACCCAATCAGGTAAGGGTGGAAATGTTGGCATAGCTTCTTCGTAACAATAGTGTCCTGTACGCAGTAGTCTTCCATCTCCTTGCTCCATTCTAGCCAATCAGAAGTTTGACCAAAGTCCCCTTTGTATTCTCCTAATCGGTAGCCGTAGGATTCCAGAGAGTGGCGACCGTACAGCTTAGGTGGCATACCAGTTGGCTTAGTCTTTCTGTCGACTTCAAGCATATCAGCGTGGTATAACCTTGATAATAATAATGTATCTACGATACGTCCCTTTGGGTTGAACCATGGGTATATCTTCTTTATCACGGGTATATCAAACCCAATGATGTTATGTCCTATAATAGTGTCAGCTAGTTCTAGATACTGAACTGCTCTGACTATAGGTTGATCTCCTCCAATATCATTGTATCTTGTAGTCTCACCTGTCTCATAATCAAGTGTAACTATACAATGTATATCAGTTTTTTGTGCGTCGAGAGGTGTTGTCTCCAGATCGAACAGGAGGGTAGTAGGTTTTGTCTCTAAATTTGGCACGTCTTTTCTGTTGTTTAGTTGGTGGGTTTGGTTTCTGCAAGTCAGAAGTCTGTGCTTGCGTCGAAAACTGGTGTTGTCGTAGTTTCATCTGCTTCATAAAATTTGCATGACGCTAGGTCATAGGTTAATCTCGTAGCGACTCCAACCTCTCCTGAGTAACGGTTTTTAAGAACTCGCAAAGTTGAAGTGTTGTTTGAATCTTCACTTTGTTGGTCTCTCTCCAGAGCGATGACGCTATCGCTGATCTGAGAGATCGAATGAGAGCCTCGTAGTTGTCCGAGGGATACACGTCCTCCCTCCTCGTGCGAATTACTGTCACTGTTGCTTCTCCTTAAATGTGATACTAAAAATAATGTGATACCTGTACGTTCGACAAGACTTCTGAGCCTAGTCATAGTGGAATCTATCATTCTTCTTTCATCACCATCAAGTCCTGATAGTAATATGCTGAGGTGGTCTAAGAATATAATACGACATTCCAGTCCACTGGCAAGGTATTCGATCCTGTTGTAAATAACATCCGGGTCAAAACTACCAAAGCCGTCAAAAAGAAATACGTTCCAATTAGCAAGCGTAGCATCAAAAGCCTCCGTTAGTTCTTGTTCTTCATGTTCTCCGATGTGGAGTGCTTTACCTACAGCTGATGACATCAAGCCAAGAGCTGTACGTTTTGTATTGGACTCCAGTTCTAATATACCTACAGTCTCTCCTAGTTTACATAGGTGACATGCTAGGTCTCTTACGAATGAAGTCTTACCACTACCTGTACCGGCAGTGATAGTTATAAGTTCGCCATATCTAATACCATGTAGCTTCTCGTTCATACCCTTGAATGGATACTCCCATACTGCTTCCTCTGTAGGTGCAGTTACTACATCATATAAACTCTTACCATCTACAATTCCGTCTGGTCTGTATGGCTTGGCGTCCCAGATGGCTCGTCTGATAGCGTCAGAATCCCCAGCTTGGAGAGCGTCTGAAGCATCTTTGTAGTTGTCAAGTCTAGCAACTTTAACCCTGCCGGAGGGGAGTATTCCCGAGGCAAGTTCAGTGGCCTGACGCCCTGCGTCGTCGTTGTCGAAGAACAGGACGATTTCTTGGTATCCCTGTAAGAATGGGATTTGTTTTTGTAAGTCCTTTTTGGCACTTGCCGCACCATGAGGTAAGCTGACCATCGGCCAACCTGACATAACCTCGTAACAACTGGCGGCATCTAACTCTCCCTCAGTGATGACAATTCGCTTGCCAGTTGTAGGAAATAGGTGTTGACCAAAAAGCGTGTCTGTAGATCCTCCTTCGTAATGGAAGTCTTTTGATTTAGTCTTGATTTTAAAGCCAACAACTGTCCCATCTGCTCCATAATATGGGAAACGTAAGGTGTTACCATATCTGTAGATTCTGTAGAAGTTGTTGGTTCGTTCGCTGATTCCTCGCTTTTTAAGGGCTTCGGCTTCTCCGAGGAATCTTGCTGTTGTTGTTGTTCTGTCATTTGTCATTTGGGTGTGGGTATGTGTCCAGTCTTCTGCTGGCGTGTATGTCTGGCACGAGAAACAGAACGAGTGACCGTCAGAGTAACGTGAGTTAGCATCTGACGAGCCACAGTTAGGACATGGTTCATGTGCCACAAACTCTGATTCTGTGTTCATGTTAACCAATCTATGGGGATTGCGTGTGCTGCTGCCCACTTGATGCCATGCTTTTCACACCATTGGGCATATGTTGTTTTGGATTTCTTGCTGATCTTATTGAAAGGAGCTTGAAATACCATACGTAAATCAATGTCGGGATTGTCTCGCATGACCGCCTTGATCTTACGTCTATCTTCTGAATCCCAATAGCCCTTAGTCTCTAGCATTACACCATTGACTAGGACAAAGTCAGGATTGTAGTGGTGCTGTATGGTATATGCTACCTTGTGAGTCTCATACTCATACTTAGCACCTACTTGGTCGAGTACCTTTGCGACACTCTGTTCTAGCTTAGACCTAAAAGTCTTCGTCTTCTTCGTCATCAGGTACTGGTGCAGTAGTTACTGGCTTAGGTTCAGTAGTTCTGAAGCCTTCAGTAGTACCGAACATGTCGGCTACGGCTGCTTCATCCATGCTGTCTGTATCAACAGCTGCTCCTTCACCTACAGCAACAACTTGTACGCCAAGCAGTTTAAGAGAACTTCCATAGGTAACGCCATCCCTGAGTATGTATGGCTTCTGAAAGAAACCAAGTTTAACTGTAGATCCGCCATATAATGGTGTCTTCTTATCTGTGATCGGTGT